GCTGCTTCGGCTCCATCAGGGCAATCTGCACCTTCCCCTCTTTCGAGGCGACCGGGACGTAGTCAAGGTAGAGCGTGTAGCCCGTCCCCTTCTTGCTCCGGAACGCGGTGCCAATCCTCGTCCAGTAGGTCTTCCCGTTGCGGCCTTCCTGGCCGTGCAGGGCATCAAGCCTGTCCATTGTCTTTCCTTTCCATGCGCCGCTTGAGCATCGTTGCCCCAGCCGAATCGAGGATGCTGATCGTCTCGTCCGACCAGTTCATCACGACGACCTTGATATCTTCGTCCGTGAGGTTGGCGTCTGCGTGTCGGTTGAGGAAGGCAACCAGCATCTGAGTCAGATCCTCCCTGATGTGGTTCTCCCGCTCAACCAGGGCTTCCTTCATGCGGTCGATCTCGTCCAACGCCGCTTGCACGGCGCGCAGGCAGAGCCGATCAACGACTGGGAGGTTGGTGGCATCGTACTTCGTCCGCATGGTCGCGGCGATGCTTTCAACCATGTCGAGGCTCTCCTTCACGGCTGCACCTCCAGTTCCGCCAGGCGATCGTCCTTGGCCTTCATGATGGCGGCGTAGCCCTCCTCGCTCGCCTTCTTGATCTCCAGGAGGATGACCTTCTCCCTGAGCAGGATCTCCGCGATATCAGTTGCAAGGGCTGCGTCGAGGATGGCCGTGCGGATGCGCTTGAACTCGTCCCGCACAGACGGCTTTGCGGGCGCTTGCGGCGGGCGATCCTTGACGGTCTGGACCGTGTTGCCATCGGCGGCGTTGGCGTCATCGTCCTCCTCGGCAGCGAGACCGAAGAAGCTCGCCACCTGATACCGGCGGGCGAAGGTGATCACGCTGCCCATCTCCTGCATCTTGGCAACGCGCGCCTGGTCGAGCGGCATGCAGGTCGAGATCATGCCCCCCGCCGAGTGCATGAGCCGCAGACACATGACCATGCCCTCTGGGCTGCGCTCCAGCGTCTGCGTCATCGACAACCCATTGTCAGACAGCGGTTTGCGGATGCCGTCGAGGATCGCATCCAACGTGGCATAAGCGAACTTGTACGCACCCCGGTCAGACTTGACGGAGACCTCCCGGTTCTTGGTCGGGTTCGACATGCTGCCCTGGGCCTTGGCGAGGGCGGCGTAGAGTGCTGCTTCGGGGTTCATCACGCGCTCTCCTTGATGGTGGCCGCGCCACGCTTGTTGCGGGTGAGGCTGATGCCGTGACCGGTCGCCGCTTTCACGTCAGCGCCAACCAGGGCCTTGATGCCGGAAGCGGCGGTGTCGAACGCCTTGGCCGCGGCCTTGTTCGCCAGCCAATCGGCAGCGCAACTGGCCCATTCGTTGTTCCCGGTCATGCTGACCACACGGAACGGCTCGGGAGGGGCCACGTTGGGCGGCGCGTCGGACGGCGGGATGCGGTAGGTGACGCACTCCCAGAAGTCCGCCTCAACCTCCATCAACTTCGCCGCATACTCGTCGTTGAACTCGATCTCGGCGTAGTCGTACTCGTTGCCAGAGATGACCGACAGGAACGCCTTGCGACGCCCGGTGACGATCATGCTGTGGTGCAACTGAGGCTGATACTTGGCGATCGTGTCGGCCATCGAGAAGCGCGCGTTGACGTGCTTGGCCTCGACAATCGCGTCCTCCAGCAGACCGTCAGGCGTGCATGCCATCCAGCCGTTAGCGTGGACGATGCGCTCCTGCTGGCCGGTCAGGGTCCAACCGGTCTTGATTGAAAACCAGGCGAGGTTGAACGGCTCGGTGAACGTGCCGAGTTGGACCGGGAACACGTCGTCCAAGCTTTCCGGCGCCGCCGCTCCGGTCTTAACCTTCCACAGGTCGAGGCGCTGCTGCGCGGTCCCACCCATGATGATATTTGCGTCGGACGCGCCCAGATATTTGCGACGCTCCTCATGCCACTCAGAAGTTTTCGGCGTATTCATCAGCTTTATCCTCCACGGTTAGCTGTGAGGATTGCTCTGTATCATCATTTCCGTCGGCTTGTACACGGGAAAATGTCGGCAAGCGTGAAAAAGCTGGGCCGGCGACGCACCTCCTGCGCGTCAACAGGCGATCTCGCGCAGAAAGCCAATGGCGCTTGTCGATCGGCAGGTACGATGGCGCGGTATTCCCTTTGAAGATATCCGCGATTGCCGCGTCCCAGGCCCGGTATGCGATCCCGTCAACGCCAGGCGTCAGGCAGGACCAGAACTCCTGCTCGGTGGCGTCGAGCCTCCGCGCCGCTTCTTCGATGCGATGCTGGTGATGCTCCCGCGTGCGCTCGATGATGCGGTTGCGAAGGGCGTGGGCGGTCTTGTTCTTGATCATCCACGCTGCCGCCGCAGGATCAACTGCCGTCTCCTGCTCTGGCTCCTGCATGGCGTCTGGCTCGTCCAGCCACCGCTGCTGGTTCAGCCAGGTGCCGCCGTGGGCGATGAATTGCGGATCGGTCCCACGCTTCGCCGCGGCATAGCGTTTTGCGCCCTCCACGATGACGCTGGGCGCGATCTTCATGCGCTTGGTGACCTTCTCCCATGATTTCTCGGCTGCGCCTCGCCCGACCCTGCGCGGGTACACGGCCCAAAAGTCCGCGAATGTTGGCTCTGCGGTCATCCGCTTGCTCCCCAAGACCACTCTGTTGGCCCATAAAACCGTGGCGGGCTTTGCAGCGGATCATCTCCGCACATGGCCACGATCTCCAAGCTGCCGTATGCGTCTGCGAAGTCGGCCCCCTTGCGGATCATGCGCCAGGCTGTGAAATGCCCGCGCAGTCCAGGAACCTCTGCGATCAGATCTCCGATGTGGTGCGGGTTGAAGCGCCGCTTGTCATCGAAGGATCGCTTCTTGGCAGAAAAGTCCCTGCTCCTGACCTTTGTAAGCCTCATTGATTCCTCCATCAGTTCTCTGGCGTGTCAAACAAACTGCCGGTCTTCACCGGACGCTTGGCACGCACTCTGGGCGGACAGTTATGCCCATCCCAGCATTGGGCCATTACGCCGGCCAATCGCCCGGTCTCGTTGTGGTGCCGCGCGATGTCGGTGCTATCCACAGACGCGAAAGGATACCCGCTTTTCGCCATCCGCATCCCCCGCAGCATGTGGAGCCACGTGGGGGACGGTCCTCCGTTGCACAACTGGGTGAACACGTCATCCATTCGTATCCGCCATTTTTCATCGCCGACTGTGGCGTATTCTCCGGACGATCCAATGCAAACCCTGTCAAAGCGGTCGCAGAGCCGTAGCAAGCGGGGGATCGATTCATGCACATGCCATACCGGAGCGCCCGCTCGCGGCCCATGCGGCCATTGCCTGATGAGTTCGTCGTTCTCCTCCTCTGTGCCTTCGATCACGTCAGGGATGACTGCCCAGGTCGTGCGATACTCCAGCCACCGCTCGCACCAGGCGTAGTACCCTGTCCAGTCCGTCCCCTTGCCCGATCGCCACGCCGAAAATGCTCCGTTGTCGAGCATGACGCTTTGGCCAATTTCGTGGCACACCTCAACCTGCCGCGGGTCTGCGAAACTGACGCAGAAGTTGCGCCCAGCAAGCTGATAGATGACGTGATGGGGTGTGATGGGCGTCCCGTGGTAGTGAACCGTCACACCCGCCTCCACAGGAAGTATGCCACGACAACCGCGCCAGCCATTTTCGCGACCAACATGATCGTGAGGGTGACCGGGTTGATTGCGGCTAGGCCGAATGCGATGCCTGAGAACAATACGGTGTCCACGGGGACGCTGGCCGCGCTTGATAGCAGGATGCGCTTTCCGAGAGGCGCATTTGTCCAGCGGAAGATGGCGTAGTCGATCATCTCAGACGCAAGGAACGCTATTGCGCTAGCAGTTGCAATTCGTGGGTCGCTCGTCAGGTAACTCAGCCCCATCCCAATGGCTATCGGCACGAAAATGGCCCTATCTCCGATCTCGCGGTGAGCGAGGTCGCGCAGCACCAGCCATAGCCCGACGATGATAGATAGGGGATGCCAGACATAGCTTGTCCCCGGCACCGGCAGGACGCCGATGTATCCAAACAGCCAATTCGTGAGCGGCATCGCCGCGATGTACACGACGGTCCACTTGATTTGCGCGAGCTTGCTCATCGATATCCGCTCCTTTGTCTTGCCTCAATTTCGAGGGGGTGATTTTCATAGCCATGAAGGAAAAGCCACCACAGATACCGCGCCGAGAACCCCCACGGGCCGTATCGCTCGATCTGCTCCAGGTGGACCTCTTCATGCGCGACGAGCCCGTGGTCCGGTGGCCACGTCGCGTAATACGCGATGCGCCAGGGCATCGTGATCGCCGCGTAGCCGGTGGCGCGCAGCCACCAGCGGATCGGCAGCGGGGCGGGGCGGTGGGTCATGGCTTGGCCTCCAGCGCGGCGCGCAGATTCTCCTCCCAATACTCCCAGCCCTTTCCGGCCGGGTCATAGGTATCGGAATCCTCGTAGTCGATGAGTGCCTGTGCTGCTGCGCGTATGGTCTCCAGCACCTCGACGCGGGCGCGCAGCCGCTCGGCCTCCTGACAGGAAACGGTCCCGCGCACGCAGTTGACGGTGAGCGCGCCGGGTTGCGCCAGGACGACGCTCGACTCGACCAGAGCGCGGAGACGAATGATTTCGTCGGCGGCACGATCGACTATAGATCTGTCGATCTGCCACTCCTCTGCGTATTCGCGCAAACGCTCCACGATGTCGCTCATAGCTTGGCCTCCTCCTGCCTGAAATCGCAAGCCGCCTCCATCTCCGCTCTCATCCTCGCGTTGATGGCCTCGACGCGCGCGCAACGCTCGGCGAAATCGAGGGCGGCGACGCTTAATTGATCGCTCACATCGCGCAGCACCTCGACGCGGGCGCGCAGCCGCTCGATCTCGGCGGCGGCGTCGTGGTGAAGCGCGATGTGACACCACCCCGTTGTGACCTCTGATGGAGCGCGCAGACGCTTGACGATATCGTCGCTCATGGCTCATCTCCCGCATCTGGCCCACAGTCATCAGCCTCAGACTTTCTCTCTACGATCTTCAAGATGTTAAGGAGATGTCCGGTTGTCAGGGGAATCGACCCATTTCGTTTTACCGATTCCTGCATCACCTCGATTAGACGCTCTAAGTCGCTCATGGCTTGGCCTCCAGTGCGGCGCGGGCGCGGTCTCTAGCGGACAATCGGGTGGGTGGATAGTCGAGACGCCCGATGAATCTCATTTCGCGTTCCAAGTGTTCGACACGGGCGCGGAGGCGCTCGATCTCGGCGGCGGCTTCGCCGAACAAACCGACACGTCCAAAGTCCGTCATAAGATCTGGCGGGACGCGCAGTTTCTTTACGATATCTCCGCTCATGGCTTGGCCTCCTCGATGACGATGCCGACGCGCCGCATCTGTGCCAGCCTCGCGCGCCAGATCTTGCGCTGCTGCTCTTCTCGCTCCTCTTGTTGAGGGAACGATATGCCCGCCCGCTTTGCCAGAGGGTCGTTCAAGATCAAGTCAATCAGGCGCTGATCGAGCGCAGGGTCTGATTGGCAGTCCTCGTAAAGAACGACGGGAAAAATCGCGACCACCTCGCCCTCGTCGGAGGCGTAGACGATTTCGTAATCGCCGCGCGCTAATCCCTGTAGCAGCTTGCGATGATTGCGCGTGCGCCTCTCAAGCTCGGAGCGCAAATCCCCGATTTCCTCGCACATGCGGGCGCGGAGCATCATCTCCGAGACCATTCCGGTCTGGTGGTCGGGATGCTCCATGGCGCGTTCGTGCCACGTTTTGATTTCGGTCATCGTCCATCCTCCTTCTCCACAAGGGCAAGCCCAGCCTCATCCGCGGCGTGCATCCACCGCCAAGCCAGACCCAGCCACACCTCACGCTCGGCGGGCCTCAGTTCCTTCCAGGAGCGGCCCCCATGCTCTCGACAGTTATTGGCGACCATCGCAGCCGCCAGCCTCTCAGCACTCATTTCAGAACCTCCGGATCAATGATCACCCCATGACCAGCCGCCAGCTTCAGCGCCTGGAGATGTCTGCGCGCCGGCAACTTGCCTCGCGCCAGCCAATTGTGGACCGCCTGTGGCGTCACGCCGAAAGCGCGAGCCGTCTCGGCTCCGCCGCCCAGCATCAAGATGAGTTCACGCAGCGTTGTCATTCGGCCAGCCCCAGGGCAACCAGCGCGCCGGCTATAATGATTGCGATCCACACGAAAATACGCACGGCATCAATCTTTCGCATTGTCTCCTCCGTCAACGGTAGGTTTAGTGTGCATCGGTTCAGGCATCCAGTCAACCTCTGGCGTCCATCGGCACTCGGCGGCGATGACGACGTGGTTTTTCGGGGTGCGAATCTTATGCTCGGCAATGGCGTATCGGCACGCGGCCTGGGTATCGAACCATTGGTTGAAGCCGAAGCAGGGGCGCCCCAGGGCGAGGGGCGCGCAGAAGACGATCGCGAGCTTAATCATGCGATGGCCCTCAGGGTTGCTGGCTGCGGAGGCGTTCGTTCTCTGCTTTCAGCCGCTCAATCTCGGCCTTCAACGCCTTCATGTCCTGGATCTGCTTTGGGAGAGGTTCTCCCGCCCGTATACGCCGGAAGTCGGCAGCGTCAACGAGCCAGCGTCCGAGAATCTTGCGGGCAGGCAGCGCGCCTCGCTTGATGGCGAGATACACAGATCCATGCTCCATGTGCAGCTCGCGAGCTATATCGCTGATGGTGTACGGGGCGTTTTCGTCGCGGTCTCGGTCAAACTCCATCGGTTCCTCCGGTTGCAACTGGTTTCAATCTATTTGCAATCAAGTCGTTGGTTGCAATCAGGACTTGCGCCAATCGATCTCGTCGCTGTTGCCTTTGCCAAGGTTGCACGCCGCGCACAGCACTTGCAGGTTGTCGATCGACAACTCTAGGTGCGGGAACCGAGATCTTGGCTTGATGTGATCGACGTGCATTTTGACCGCTCCCCCAGGTGTCGCGCCGCAAACAGCGCATTGCCGGCCATACTTCTTGAGCGCCATGTACCGGACTTGAAGCCATTCAGGGCTATCGTAGAAACCCTTTGGCTTGACCTTCTTTGGCTTCTTCCCCCGAAACTGATTGCGAAGTGATCGGCTTGGATCTGCGTAGTCAGCTATCGCCGCCCAGTCGACCCAGAGCGGATTCATCTTCACCACCGAGTCAGGCAGGTTCCACCGCTTCTTGCAGACCTCCGCGAGCAACCTCTGATCCTTCGCAAACCGGCCGGCGATCTCTTGATCGTATCCCGCCCTCTCCAGACTGGTGATGATCCGATAACGGCTCTCGACCAGCCTGCCCTTCAGCCTCTTCATCTTCCTAAACCCTCTATTCGGTTGGTGAGCGGACGCAGTTAGCCTCTTGTCTTGAAGAGGCTTCTGCTTATTCGGTCGGAGCCGCATCAGCAGATCGAAACGGGAACTCACTTTTCATGAGCGGGCAGGTTGGCGGTACTCCCTTTGCTCCCCGTAGCCTTGTCTTTCGACACCAGCGGGCGACCACGCAACCTCTCGATAAGCTGCATGGTTCGTCGGATCTCAATCCATCACTTCCCCGGCAGACCCTCTCGGGCGGCACAGGGTGATCCCGCATTCCTGCTGTTTGACCCAAAGGCGCAGAGCGGAGCCGGCGGACGGCCATCCTTGCAGGGCTAAGGACACGGGTGTAGAACACCGCATGACCAAGCCCTGTCAGGCTATGGTCCACGACGTTGGAGGCTGGATACCTCGCATCGTCAGGGAGCCGGGGGTTGCTCGCCCCCGGCACCCACACACCAGCACTATTCGCCGGCTGAGTCAACATCCCCTCTGCCTCGGCATCGATCGCACCGCTCCCACCGGACGATCCATCGCTCCGACGTGGAGCCAGACGGCCGCGGGCAGGACTCGATGTGTCGCACCATGCCGTCACCCTCGCAGGTGGGGCATACCGAGTGCCTGGACAGCGGGGCGGGCGCGGGCGGCTCGTTTGAGTTCATCGTACTCCTCCAGGGTTCCCGCACGCTTGGCCAGTTGGACCGCCGAGTTGTGTCTGGCGCGGCCCAGGTAGGCGGCGATCGTCGTTGTGGACCAGGTGCGGATGCAATCGTATAGCAGCCCAGCGGCAGCGGCGCGGGCGCGGCGAAGGTTACCGTCTCGACGCATGCCCAGGAGGTCATCCAAGCGCACGTCGTAGTGCGCCTGGACAACGTCGAGGATTGCGTCTGCGGCCTGTTGTTCAGGCGACCGCACGGTCAGCCTCACGGGCGCGGGCGATCGCATCCCGGCGGTTCGCAACCTCGGTGAGCAACAGGTTGGCGATCGCTTCCATGTCGGCGGACTCGATCGACAGGTCGAGGTCACCGATCTTCAGGTGACCGTAGGTCGCGTGGTATTCGGCCGCGCCGGGCCGCACCGCTTCCTTGGGCGTCCAGCTCCAGGTGACGCGCGGCTCGCCATAGTAGCGGCCGTGAGCGTGAACGCGGATCTGTTTCTCGGTCATCGTAGGTTCCTCCTTTGGGGCCAGGCCAATCCTGACGCACCCTGCTGCCGCCCGCGGACGAGCGGTAGCCGGCTGCGTCAGACCGGGTCGGGATAGTCGCCCTGGCCCGAGTAGCAGCCGCGGTCGCGCCATTGTTCGGCCTCGCGATCTTCCATCTCCCATTGAATATCCGACGCGCGCGACAATTCGGCGCTGGTCGGGTTGTAGGGCGCTTCGGACGCGCTGCAATGCCGCTCCCAGAGGAAGGCGATCTCGCGATCGCGCAGCGTCTTCAGGTACTTCTGATATTCGGTCATATCCATCTCCCTCACGCATCCATCTCAATATCGAGAGCCAGCCAGCGCCCGTTGACCGCATCCCAGCGCCGCCCGAGCTTGACGCGCAGCCGATCCCTGTGGGCGATCTCGGCCTGGGTAACGATCCCATGCACGCTGCCGACCAGCATGCAGATGCGGGTTTCAATGTTTTGCAGGGACTTTTCGTCGGTCGTCATGCTTTCCTCCGTTCAGTACTTGACCATGTCGGCGATCGGGCATGACGTGCGCGTGCCATCGTCCCACGCGACCATCGCCAGCGTCGTGTCGATCGGCCACAGGATCGTCCCGTGGCTCGCGCCGACGACCGGCAAGCCGTCGTCATCCTCGCCCACGACGACGCCGTTAACCGCGACATACGCGCCGACGAAAAGCCCCGCGGCCACGAGCGCATCGTTGGCCTCGATTTTGTTGTCCCAGGTATTCGCTTCGTTCATGTCGTCCTCCGTTGTGAATGTCGCATAGGCCCATATCGCCCTGTTCGCGTCAAACATTATTTCGGCCCCAAGAGAGAAAATCCCCCATTATTCCCCTAATATCATCAGCCCCAGCGGCGCTTGCGCGAAATAGGGCAATATGTCTGCGTCAGCGGCGCGGTCGCGAGGGGCCATTGCGACCAGGTCGAGGGTAGGGGCGGTGCCGGCGCGCGGCTCGCATGCGTGACCAGGCGGCTCGGCCAGGCCGGAAGGGTAAGGGGGAGGCTTGCGCCTCCCCTCCCCCTAGTGTGCGATCAGCGAACCGATGATGATGATGGCGATGGCCAAGGCGATAAGTTCGAGCGTCGCGCGGATCATCGGAACCAGCGATCAGCGATGCGAAGCCCAAAGCATTCGGTAGCCTTGGCGACGACCCGATCACGATAGCCGCCCATGTCGCGCGGCATGTTCCAGTAGGCTTCGATAGCTTCTGAGATATACCGACATGCCGCCGCGCGGTACTCAACGGGTTCATACTGGCATGCCACGAAGTCCCAGTCGCGACCATTCCACGTCAAGCGATTGGTTCCGCGCGGTAGCGATGCGTCAATCACGCCCGTGATCTGCAGATAGGCCAGCATCTTTCGAGCTTCCCGCAGGTTGCGATAATGCATCCGACAATCGGCGCGATACGCAGCTACCGCGTCGGCATAATCCGCCGCTCTTGGCCCATTGCGACGGCGGATGAAAACCGACAATGCATGAAGACGTTCTTGATGCTGATACGGTCTCGGCTTCATGTCAGCCTCCAGACGTCACGAACAGAACGACGCAACGACCGTTCGGGCGTATGTCGATAATGTCGCCAGAGTCATGGACCTCGCAACGCTGACCGGTTAACCCCGCCCAGGCTTTCGCGCGGCGCACGATCATGCGGCGGCTAGCGTTGTCGGGTATGTCGAGGGTGTCGCGCTTGACCCAGGAATAATTCGCCTCGTTCCCGAAAGTGTCGGTCAGTTCCAAGTTATACGTCATCATATCCTCCGTTAGCCTCTTCAGGCGCCGCGTGACGGCGCGACGGGGCATTGCCCCGTTTCGGCTTACCTTATCCCTTGCGTGCAAACATGTTTTCGAGCGCGGCAATGAACGCGTCGCATTGCTCGCCATCGCGTTCTGTCGCGGCCGCATATTGATGCCGCATCGCTTCGGCCAGACCGTCGATGTAGGCAAGCGCTACCGTCCAGCGATCAGTCTGGTACTCGGCGCAATGATCGTCTTCGTCTTCGCCAGCGACCACGACCGTAAAACGCGGTCCGGGTATTTCACGCGCGTCTGGGTCTTCCCGATCTACCCAAACGACCACCCTGCCCATGGACGACGAGTAAGCGATGAAATGCGGACAGCTATCGTTTCGGTAGCTCACGTCAACCCAGGCCTCGGGAATGCGAGGCATTTCGAGCGGGTTCATGTGAGGGAAGGCTTCGAGATACGACATGGTTCAATCCTCCGACGGGTAGATCAGGGCGAAGATGCCGACGGCCGCGACGCATGCGGCGGCGATGCAGACGATGATCGGAGTGAAGTCAAAATCGAGCATGGTTCCTCCATGGGCTAAATGCCCAAGCGGGTGCATAGCGTGAATAGGGCGAACGCGTCAATAGTGACGATGCGACGGGGACGAGATAATTTCGGCTCGGAAAAGCGAGGCCATGAAAAGAACTCCCTTCCTTTCTCCCTACATACTCTCCCAGTACAGAGAGAGTGTAAGAGAGAGAGAGGGAGAGGCGAGGGAGGCGGTACAGGGCGACGCCTAGCGCGCTGCGGGTTTCGAGCGCGGCGAGCAACGTGACAGGATGGCCAAGATCACTCCGCCCTTCATCGCGTGTCTCGCGCGCGTCCGATTTCGGATTTCCGAGCCTGACGCACACACGCTCGCCATGCCCTCCCTGCGCTAGGCCATCACGGCGCGCCATCGGCATCGCTGGCCATCGTCGCCTGGCGCGGCCTGTCCGGTCGTCACGCGCAATCCTAGGCCAGCGCGCGGATGATCGGCGGCGGCGAAGGGGGAGGGGGAGAGGCGAAGATCGACGCGACAGCCCCCCCCCTACCCGGCCTTGGGGTTTTGCAAGTCAGTCTGCGCGCGCTACGTGTATGACCCCACGCTTGGGTAGGAGGCGGCTCTGTCGGATACAAAAAAAATAAAATACGATCAGTTCCCGGTGCCATTGCCGGCGAGCCGTTGCGAGCATTATGGGGTGAACTGGGGGCATGTGAGGTTGTTGTGGGAGTTTGGGGCGAGTGAGGGGTGGCTGTGTCGGGTGTATGCGGTGACTGAGCGGCAGATTGGTGTTAGGAGTGTTGGGTGGGATTTGGCTGGACGGGAGGCGAGTATGAGGAACAAGGACGGTGGTGTGTTGCCTGTTGGGCGTGGTGGGGTGTGGGGGCCTGAGTCGAGTGTTGAGATGTGGATGGATTCGTTGGTTGCTGTTGGTGAGCCGCGGATAGGGGGGGTTGGTTTTCCTTTGGCTGAGATGGCCGAGGCATTGCATGGGGTTGCGAGTGGGATGCCTGTTGGTTTGGCGTGCGAGGCGGCTGGGGTTGACGCGGGGTATGCACAGGGGTTGCGGCGGGGGAATCCGCGGCTGGAGTCGTTGTTTCGGCGGGCGCGAGCGATGTCTGCGCGACCGTTGGTTGACCGGATCATGCGGAGCGAGGACTGGAAGGCTGCGGCTTGGATGCTTGAGAAGAACATGGGGCGGGAGGAGTTTCGGGCTGATGCTGCGCCTGAGAAGATGGTGATTGAGATCAATGTGAGCCGGGACGAGGGGATTGCGCGCGAGCGTGGGGTTATTGACGTGACGCCTGGAGGCGGTGATGCCCAAGTGGTCCCTGAGCTACCAGCCAAACGATAAGCAGCAGATTCTGCACGCGGTAAGGGCGCGGCAGATCATGTATGGGGGTGCTGCGGGTGGCGGGAAGAGCCATGCGCTGCGGATGGACGGGTTGATTGCCTGTCTGGAGAACCCTGGGCTACA